TTCAAGGTAATTCTCAAAATCCAGTAGAAATGGTTAGTTGGGACGACGCTCAAGCCTTTTGCATAAAGTTAAATGGAATGACTGGCCATAAATATCGCCTCCCCACAGAAGCAGAATGGGAATATGCTTGCCGCGCGGGGACTACTGCTGACTATTATTTCGGAGATGATGCTAATCAGCTAGAAAATTACGCTTGGTATAACAGAAATTCTGGGGGTACAACTCATCCTGTGGGTCAGAAAAAGCCCAATGCTTGGGGACTCTATGACATGAGTGGCAATGTCTGGGAATGGTGTATTTCGTGTCTGCAGGGCGGTTCCTGGGACAGCTTTGCTGATGACTGCCGTATCTCAATTTACAACTGCAACAACGGCATCGTCAATCACAGCACCTGTAATGGTTTTCGGGTAGTACAAACTATTAGACCAACACTATTAGCTGAGGAGATGTGGGAAGCAGATCTGCCTGAACCGTATAAAGATATGATCCTATCTGAAGTAGTAGAATATCTAGAGACTATGCAAACTAAAGAGGAAAAAGAGAAGTTTATAACTGCTATATACTGGTCAGGGTTTCAAGCGTGTCTGGATGACTAAGGTGATTAAGGTAGGGCCCCTCCCAAGAAGTTAGCTATCAGTTGTTAAAAATAAAGCACTTAGGAGTAAAAAATGGCAATTACAATGGTAGAGATACCAGCGAGTCAAGAAATTAAAAGTTTTAGGATTGGCAGATATCCTGTAACTCAGGTACAATATAAAGCTGTAATGGGAACCAATCCCTCTTACTTTCAAGATAATCTTCAAAATCCAGTAGAAAATGTCAGCTATGATGATGCTGAAACTTTTTGCCAGAAATTAAGTAAAGCAACAGGAAAACAATATCGCTTACCAACGGAAGCGGAATGGGAATATGCCTGTCGTGCAGGGACAACTAACGACTATTATGGAGATTATGCTTGGTATAAAGGAAATTCTCAGCAGACAACTCATCCTGTAGAACAGAAGAAACCCAATGCTTGGGGACTGTATGATATGCGCGGCAACGTCTGGGAATGGTGCCAGCAGGTTGTAATACGGGGCGGTTCCTGGGGCACCGATCCTCTTAACTTCCGTTCCGCACTTCGCATCGACTACATACGCCGCGGTAGCCGCTACGACAGTATCGGTTTTCGAGTGGCAGAAACTATTAGACCAACACTATTAGCTGAGGAGATGTGGGAAGCACAGTTATCTGAACCTCACAAAGATATGATTTTATCTGAAGTAGTAGAATACCTAGAGACTCTACAGACTAAAGAGGAAAGAGGAAAGCTTCTGACCGCTATATACTGGTCTGGTTTTCAAACGTCTCTGGATCACATAGATGATTACAGTTCTTAACTCTGTGTTCGCTTGGCTATCAGTTATTAGTTGTCAACTAACAATTATTTAGGAGCAAAAAAATGAGTGATGCAGATTTTATTCGAGAAGTTGAAGAACTGTACCTGCGTCTTGCTAATGCAGATACAGATGATCTGGTTGAGTTAGCTAAACTTGCGGGTTTAGACCCTAAAATTGCAATTGAGATTGAAATGGTAAAAGTTCCTGACGCAACTTTTGCAATAGGAAAATATCCAGTGACTCAAGAACAGTATCAAGCAGTAATAGGAACTAATCCTTCCCATTTTCAAAGCAATCCTCAAAATCCAGTAGAACAAGTTAACTATAACGATGCCATAACTTTTTGTCAAGAACTAAGTCAAGTAACTGGTAAGAATTACCGCTTACCCACAGAATCAGAGTGGGAGTATGCTTGTCGAGCAGGGACTACTACTAACTATTATTTCGGTAATGATTGTCATCAGTTAGAAGATTACGCTTGGTATTGCGGAAATTCTGAGGGTACAACTCATCCCGTAGGATTAAAGTTACCCAATGCCTGGGGATTGTACGATATGCACGGTAACGTCTGGGAATGGTGTATTGATAAGTGTCTGCGGGGCGGTTCCTGGGGCGACATTCCTTATTTCTGCCGTTCCGCAATTAGCGACGACTACGGCTATGGCAACAGCTTCAACACTCTCGGTTTTCGAGTAGTCTGTGATTAATCAATCAGTTATCAGTAAAAACTATTAGTAGTTAACTGTCATGACACAGCAACAAAACAATCAAAACGATTATTTAGGAGTAAAAATGAAGATTCGTATTGAAGGTATTTGTGGGTGCAGTAAAGTCGGTATAGTTATCGACTTAAAATATATACTGTACGTGGCTTATATTTATGAAGATGTATTGCCTTCGCGACAATTGGATACGGAAAAGCAGTACTATGTAGTTTTTGATCCCATTATTCAACTGCAGCCAATTATAACTACGCTTGAGTTATCACCTGAATTGCGTCAATGGAACAGTTAATTTATCAGTTATCAGTTATTAGTTATCATCAACAAATAAACAGAGGTAATTATGTTTCACTTAAGCTTTGCAGAAAAAGATGAGAATGGCAATCCTAAGAATCAGACTTCTACTGTTGTCGCTATTATACGCGATAAGAAAGGAAAAACTAAAGAGTATTCCCACAATATAAATACAGAAGCTGATGTTACTGAAATTTTTGAATATTACAATCAACGAGACGATTTATTGTATTTTGAGGCTATAGACGTTAAAACTGGTCAAATCATTAAACTAAAGTGAGTAGTGATGATTAGATTTTAACTTGGCTCGGAACCACGTCAAAATAACAATTATTTAGGAGTAAAAAATGAAAGGTATTCGCATCGAAGGTATCTCTCCAAACGGAGGCAGAATTGCTCTTGTTGTTGATTCAAAACACATACTAACAGTTTTAACTGTTTACGAAGATATACTGCCTTGTCCAGCGCTTAACATTCAGCGACAATACTATGTGATGTTTTATCCTGACTTAGATCTGCCTCCGATCATTACGGTGTCTGAGTTGTCACCAGGAATAAAAGAATGGATTGATGAGCAGCTTGGTGGTCAAGGGCATGAACCTCCTGCAAACCAATTTTATAAAGCGAATTTATTTTGATGAATTCTGAATAGCAGTTATTAGTTATCAGTAAAAAACTATTAGGAGTAAGACAATGATTGAGATTGAAATGGTAAAGATTCCTGGCGTAACCTTTAAAATTGGAAAATATCCAGTCACTCAGGAACAATATGAGGCGGTAATGGGAATTAACCCCTCTTATTTTATAAACAGACCTCAAAATCCGGTAGAAAGTGTTAGCTATAACGACGCTATAGCTTTTTACCAAAAACTAAGAAAAAAGACTGGTAAAAACTATCGCCTACCTACAAATTCAGAATGGGAATATGCCTGTCGGGCAGGAACTGAAACCCTATTTAGCTTTGGTAATGATTCCGAGCATCTAAAAGATTACGCTTGGTACGAAGATAACTCTGGACTTATAACCCATCCTGTAGGGCAAAAATTACCTAATGCCTGGGGATTGTACGATATGCACGGCAATGTCTGGGAATGGTGTCAAAAAGTTCCCCGTGGGGGCGGATTTGACACCGACTCTTATAGATGTTGTGTGGCACAACTCAGTTACTTCTATTCTGAAGAATCTTGCAGGCGTAATATTGGTTTTCGGGTAGTTTGTGATTAATTAATTAACAATCAGTTATCAGTTGTTAGCTAACAATTATTTAGGAGTAAAGCAATGACAATGATAAACATAGGACAATTTCCTAAGATTAACTCGGAAGCGTAAGAATTTAAGCTGGACTGGTACGAAACAAAGTATCCGTTTCGATATTCAGAGGGTATTCATTATTTTATCCAAAAGGATCAAGGATGGATAATAGATGAAATCGCTAAAATGCCACGTTTAAATTTGCATACAGGACAGTATTTCCAAATACTAATATTGAGCTATATTACAACGGTGATCGTATAGATGAAGTTGACTTTTGTTTATTTGATATAGCGGATCCTTTTAAAACAGAATTAATACTTGAAGAAGAATGGGTGTATTTACTTAACATTGCATCTTTTTTATTTGGTAGGTAATCAGTTACCAGTTATCAGTTAGTATCCTCAACCAAACCTAGTTGCGCTAATTAACAACCATGAATATTATTTCTACTGTCATTCTATCTATTGTGAGTATTGTAATATTGACAATACTTATACTAACTGTTACTTTGATTATGTTTTATACAATTGGTTTTTCTTCTGGATTTATTGAAGCTTTTGAAGATTTTATAAATACTCAAAAAAATAAATAATCATCATGGATACTGAAATGGAATTAATGCTTGAAGAAGAATGGGTATATCTGTTAGCAACTGCATCAAAATTGTTTACTTAGTTTATTAATCAGTTACCAGTAATCAGTTAGTAATTCCCAACCAAACAAAAAAAATGAACTCCCTACATAAACTAGGTAAATATCATAATCTAGAAAAGTTAAACAGCATAGCAACCGATCCTTGTTATACTGTCAAATTTCCCATAAGACATAATGATGTAGCCCCTTTATATGATGAGTACGATTACTTTTATACTTTATGGGCTACTCTGGGGGTAGAGTGGCACGTCGATGACATCGATAAGGACAGAAAATACTCAATTATTTTAGTTGTTCAAAGCGATAATTATGAGCTTTACGCATCTACAGTAAATAATAAAAAAATAGAAAAACTTTTAAAAACAAATCACAATACTAGCTTTAGGAGTATAGATGATCAAATATATTCTTTATTGACTTGCAGAAAAGACACTCAAAGACTAATAGTAAAATCAGGAGATATTTTACTATTAGATATATCTTATTATCACAAGCTAGAGAATACAAGAAAAACAAAAGACCCTTTTATTTTTATTAGCTTAGATATTGATTTTATTCCAAAAATCAAAGAGTCCGTTAAGGTTGTCAATTATTTTGTCCACGATTTTTGCAACTATTAATACCCATGACTAATACTACTGAGAACAGATATGCGCCCGATTGGGTCTCCCCACCAGGAGAAACCCTTGCTGACATCCTAAAAGAGAGAAAAATAACTAGAGGTGAATTTGCCCAGCGCATGGGGTTGCCAAAAAAGACTATCAATCAACTAATAAAAGGTAAAGTGGAAATTACCATTCGTATTGCCTACAAAATGGAATTAGCTTTAGGTGTACCTACTGCTCGTTTCTGGATAGATCGTGAAAGACTTTACCGAGAATCTCTAGCAAATCAAATCGATTAGGATATTTTTACGACTATTAACGAGGATTTATGAACTTATACCTAATTAAAGACTCAGTCACATCATTTAGTCTGCTTATCGCATCAAAATCCGAACCAGAGGCTATTTGGCATTGGTGTAATTATTTTAGTGGCAAAAATGACAACCCAGTCGAAATAGAACGCATTGATATTAGTACCTCTGGTATAGTTTGGTGTTATAGATGGACTAACGACTAATTATCTTTGTCGAAAATTTATCGTCATTCTGCATATTAACAATAAAAACTATGGCGATCAAACAACCATAACTACAGACTTAAGGTTTATTCACAATGCCGTCGTGAGCTATGTCCAGTCAAACTTTTAGAGTAATGATTAAATTCTACTGGAATGATAAATTAATAACAGGACATACTTTATTATTAATAACCGAATGCAAAGGTTATGCTATATCACATTGGTACAGTCACCCTAATAAATTAGAGAAAATCAATGAGCCAAAAAATTCACTATCATGCACGCACAGAACATCAGATTCCACTGATGTCAAATAAGTTAACAGATACAGTCGGTAATTTAGTTTTTCCTTTTTCTGATAAAGAAGAGCAATTAGAATTTTTTGGTCAGATGCTTGAAGAGCTATTAACCATAGCATCTGTACCAAGATATACACCAGAAGGTACTGCATTAAATACAATTAAAGCTTTGTTGTCTAAGTTGGATTAATGCAAAATTAACAATCAGTTCTTGTAATTAATCAGGAGTAAACCAATGAACATTAAACCGCAACTTAAAGGCAGTATTCGGCTATTTTTAGAAGGTTCAGAAGATGGACTCCAGCGTCTAGCAGATTTACATCAATCTGGGGAATTGCAAGCCCTTCTCAATGTTAAATTAGACGATATACCCAAAATTATCGTCACAAAAGCAGAGTTCACTACAGATGTAAAAGTTATTGAAAAAGCCGAATTAATTAAGGCAATTCGAGAGGGAACAATCAATAAGACAACTCTACAACAAGCTGACCTGAGAGGGGCTGACCTGATTAAGGCTGACCTGAGTGGGGCGGACCTGAGAGAAGCTAAACTGAGTGGGGCTATTCTGAGAGGGGCTAAACTGAGTGAGACTAAACTGATTAAGGCTGACCTAAGTGGGGCAGACCTGAGTGAGGCTAACCTGTGGGGGGCTAAACTAAGAAGGGCTGACCTGAGTGGGGCTAAACTGATAAGAGCTGACCTGAGCGCGGCTGACCTGAGTTGGGCTAACCTGAGTGGGGCTAAGCTGAGTGGAGCGGACTTGAGAAGGTCTAACCTGAGAAGGACTGACCTGAGTTGGGCTGACCTGAGTTGGGCTAAAATGATTGAGGCTAACTTGAGAAGGGCTGACCTGAGTTGGGCTAACCTGAGTGGGGCTAAGCTGATTAAGGCTATCCTAAGTGAAGCGGACCTGAGTGGGGCTATCCTGAGAGGGGCTAATCTGAGAGGGGCTATCCTTAGTGGAGCGGACCTGAGAGAAGCTAAACTGAGTGAAGCTATCCTAAGTGAAGCTGACCTGAGAGAAGCTGACCTGAGTGGGGCTAAACTGATTAAGGCTATCCTGAGTGATGCTATTCTGAGTGATGCTATTCTGAGTTGGGCTGATCTGAGTTGGGCTATCCTGAGTGGGGCTGACCTGAATGCAGCTATTCTGATTGAGGCTAACCTAAAAGGGGCTGACCTGAGTAAAGCTAACCTGAGAGGGGCTGACATTGAAGACGCTATCTTTATCGGTGCAACGGGGATCACCCCTGAACAAGAACAGGATTTAATTCGACAAGGAGTAGATTAATGACACATCAGAAAGAATTAATGAAAGATTGGAGTTTAGAACGACGAGTTGAAGCTTTATCTCTCGTGTCTCCTAATCTACCTCTTCTTATGGAATACAACGAAGAAGAGTTAATGGCATTAAAACAAAATAACCAAGATGCTTTTGACCTTTTTGAATCAATAATGAGGGATCAAGTAGATAAAAAAACTAACACAATTAGGAAGTAAACCAATGAACCTTAGCCATAATTATAAAGAGCGACTGTACAAAATTATAATTCGAGATAAATATCTCGAATTATCTCTTGAGACACAAGATTGGATCGATAATTTATTGAAAGTATCTGAAACCAACCAAGTAACTAATGACATACTAACCTGGTGGTGGAAAGGGGATATACAAAAAGGAAACATCGCGTACTTATCCGATGATAAATGGAATCTTTCTTTTATTAATCGGATTAAATTTTGGGTTATAACTGTTCTTATACCTATATGTACAGGAGTTACTATTCCTTCTCCTCTTAGAAAAGACTTTGATCTTTTTAGAAAAGCTTTAACACTAGCGTCAATTTTTCTAGTAGAAAAAGGCTGGTACGAAGAAATAATCGACAATACAGTTAAAGAGTAAAACTGAGACTACATAAAGTAAAACAAACAAAAATAATCTAAAACAGGAGTAAACCAATGGATATTCGACGCGCAATATTGGTTAGAGAACAATACGATAGCTTACCTATCGAAGCTAAACAATACGTTGATGCTTTAGTATTAGAAGCAAAACAGAATCCTAAGTCAAAATACTTAGAACACTTCTATAAAGCCGCAATTAAAGACAATGTAATGGATACATACATACAATTAAAATACAATGATGCCAATGATGCCAAAAAAGATTGGATTTCGTTTGTAGCTTTTAAAATTTGGTTATTTGGTGGCAGATTTTTAACAGGCGTTTCTATTCCTAAGCAATTAAAAACAAATGCTAACTTGTTTATGAAGGCTATAGCAATAGCCTCTAATTTTGTAGTAGAGGGTGACTACAAAGAAATATACGGAACGTCACATATCTGGGGACTAACTTACAAACCAAATACAACTAAGGAGTAAAAAATGATTAGTTACGGAGCTACAATAGAAATCAAAAGTGTTTATGATAATTTACCTAAATCAACAAAAGATTTTATCGCTGATTTAGTCAATGAAGCAAAACAAAAACCACAGTTTTTAGCATTGCTTAAACATTGTTACAACCGCACTATTGCCAATGGGCTAGTTTATGCGTTCGGCATAGTAAAGGAAAATACTGTACTGTATTTTCGTGAAGTTCTCAAAGATCAACTACTGTTAACTATAGTAACATTGTTTCTAAGAGTCGATGTTCCTGACCAGCTTAGAAAGAATACTAATCTTTTTGCGGTAGCTACTGCAATAGCTTCAATTATATTTGTAGAAGGAGAGCTAGATGGTGTATACTTTCTCAGTCTAGAGTATTTTAATCTAGAAAATACTAAGTGTGCACTAAAAGAGTAAACATAATTCAGAATACAGAACATCTCACACTAACTTACAATTCTAATGTACCTAGCTAAAACATTGCAGATATCCAGCATTATATGGCAGGCAACAGACTACCAGTTTTTATCATTATACAAACCTACCCCTGAGGAGGGAGGACGCTTTATTCAACTCTGGTTCGAGGATATGGAGCCCCACATTAACTATACGCGGTTACATGCTAGGATGAGTGGTGGTCAGGATAACTCTAATAAATACTACCTAACTAATGTGCTCGAGTTAGGTATAGCCGCATGGGGGGCCGACTTCTATAATGATAAGAATTCAGTGGACCAATGGCGTATTCACTACTATAGCCCTACTATACGCCGCCTTGTTGAGAGCACCCCTCTCAATATGCCGGGGGGTAATCTACGCTATTATTGCCAGCTGGCTATGATAACTAACTCTGACTCCGTTAATGGAGTATGGGCCCGTCGCACTCAACATTATCGACGCGATAGTTATGACCGCCATAACCATGGTGAGTTCGGTATGACTAAGGAGGAGATGCAATTAGTAGTAAACGATATAGAGCCTATACTCGAGACAGGCCTGTTGATAAAGTGGGGCGATTACTACTATTGGCCCGGCGCACGAACGCGACACTTATTGCTTAACAGCCATAAGGAGCTCTTTATCATGAGCAGTGATGCTCTCGAGATAGGTAGACTTAAACAAGGGAGGAGACAAAATGCAGGATAACGCGATTGATATCATGACGACGTGGGCCTATCAGAATCTAGGCCTAGATTCCAACAATAAATTTATCATTGTTCATGTCAATCGATCTAGTTACGTAATAAACAACAATATTAGAGAAGACCGGCCTGATGATAATGATGGCGATATGTACTTCCTATCATATATTTATGATAATATAGATGTCTCTATCTTCCTAGCTACTAATGGAGATGTAATTGTCGCTTGTGACAGAATCGATGAAGAAGGTGACCCCTCTATATTAATCGGCAGTATAAACGATATTGTAGATGGTAAGCCTCTCTTTCCTATAAGTCAAATTCTCAAAGATCACCATGACTCCAGAACAAATTCAGAGACTACGCGACAATAATTGGATCCTAGATGACCTCCAGGGCGTATCAGATAAAGAACTCGATTGGGTACAGAGCGTATTGGCCCTTCGAGAATACTACGAGGAGACTGGTAGAGAGTTAACCCAGAGCAATATAGACTGGATTAACACCTTCCTCCTCTCTAACTACGACGAGAGCGTTGTTGATCCGCCTCTCGAGCAGCCCGAGCTGCCTCAGGAACAAACTTAGCGGCCTTGTTGATAACACGGGCCCTCTCTTGCTTAGTTATATTACCGTGGCCCCGCAGTTTAAGAGCACTCAATGCGCTGCGCTTATCGAATATAGGAAATCTATCTCCTACTGTACCATACTCGGCCCGCGCTTCTGCCGTTACATTGCCCTTCTTAGTTCTCTTCATATATGTTGTTGACTAGGTATGGTTATGCTGATAGATAGGCGGGCCCTAATAGTAAACCTTCAACTAATAAATTTATACGATACCATCCAGCGTCTAGTAGAATTATCTTGTTAAAACCACTAGATCGTGCTAAAATTAAATTAAGTGGAGAATTTATGCCGTATATCCAAACTAATCTAAAACTCACTATTAGTCAGTATCACTATCTGCGCGAGCTAACAGCTGGCATGGATAGTGATAGTCGGCGTTTATTCATCCACACGTTTTTGTGCCAGCGCCAGATGCGTGCTA